GGCCGGAACCGCTGCGCCGTGGAGCGCTCTGATCCGCGCGTGCGGCTTCGCAGAGTCGCTGGTCGCCGCGAACGTCACCGGCACGGCGCAGACAGGCGCGGCCAACACGATCACGCTGCACGCAGGCGCGAGCGCGGTGGACAACTTCTACCGCAACCAGATCATCCGCCTGACTGGCGGCACCGGCTCCGGCCAGCGGCGACAGATCATCGCCTACAGCGGCTCCACGAAGATCGCCACCGTCGCGCCGGCGTGGGCCACCCCGCCGAACGCGACCAGCACGTTCCAGATCGACGCGGGCGCCTACTACTCGCCGATCAGCGGGCCGAGCATCTCGTCGTTCCCGTCGGTCACCCTGTACTTCAACGTCGACGGCGTCCTGCATCGCCTGACCGGCGCGCGCGGCACGGTGTCGATCAGCATGGAAGCCAAGCAGATCCCGGTGTTCCGTTTTGAGTTCACCGGCATCTACAACGCGGTCACCGACACGGCCGCGCCGACGCCGGTCTACACAGCCTGGCAGACCCCGCTGGCCGTGACCAACATCAACACCACCCCGTTCCAGTTCCACACGGTCGCCGCGGTGATGTCGTCGCTGTCGATCGACCTCGCGAACAGCATCGTGCATCGCACGCTGGTCGGCGGGTCGGAGTCAGTTCTGCTGACCGATCGGGAGCCTGCGGGGAACATCGTGGTCGAGGCCGAGGCGGTGGCGTTCCGCGACTGGTGGTCGACCGCGCGCAACGTGGTGCTGTCGAACCTCGACGTGACCCACGGCCTGAACGCCGGGAACATCGTGCAGGTCTACTCCGGCGCGGTTCAGGTCACGAACCCGAGCTACAGCGACATGGACGGCGTGCAGATGCTGAACATGGGCCTGGTGCTCGCGCCGCCGACTGGCGACGACGAAATCGTGATCTGCGCGAAGTGAGGGCGACCCGATGCTGAAGATCTCGCAGTCTCCCACGTTCCGCTGGCCGGTCACCGTGATGGTGCCGGTCGATGGCGGCAAGCACGAGCCGGCGTCCTTCGACGTCGAGTTCGTGCGGATGCCGCAGTCGCAGGTCGTCGCGCTGCTGTCCGAGGTGCAGGAAGGCAAGGTGTCGGAGGTCGACGGCCTGGTGCGGATCGTGCGCGGCTGGGCGGGCGTGGTGGACGAGAGCGGCGAGGTTCCGTTCTCCGAGGATGCGCTGCGGATGCTGGTCGATCGGTTCTCGACGGCCGGCGCGGAGATCCTGCGGGCGTTCGGCGATGCGCGCAGCGAATTGGCCCGGCGAAAAAACTAGCGGGCGCCGTCGCGCACCTGTTCCGCGGCGGCCGCATCAGCGACATCGAGCAGGATTTTGAGACATTCGGGGCGCCGCCTGCGGAGTACCTGCAGGGCGTCCAGCAAGCCGAGGAGTTCGATCTGTGGGCGGAAAACGAGGAGCCCTTGAGCGTGTTTCTCCGGCTGCGGACGCAGTGGCGTACAAGCATGGCGGGACCGACGGGGCTGGACTACGCGGGGGTACGGGCGGCGCTGGCGATGATGCGAGTGCGGGTGTCGCCGGTGCTGTTCGAGGACTTGCAGACGATGGAGGCCGCGGCCCTGGCCGCGATGCACGATGGCACTGAACGTCGGCGCTGATTTTCGGCTGAACGTCAACGTCAACGGCGGGCGTGCCGTTGACGACCTGTCGCGCAGCATTGGAGAGGTCGGGCGATCCGCGCAGAAATCCGCTCGCGAGACCGAGTACGCGATGCGGATGCTGCCGGCGCAGTTCACCGACGTCGCGACGCAGCTGGCCGGCGGGCAGAATCCGTTCTTGATCCTGCTGCAGCAGGGCGGCCAGGTGCGCGACCAGTTCGGCTCAATCGGCGCTGCGCTGTCCGGCATCGGATCGTTCTTGACCCCGGCAAAGCTGGCTTTCGGCGGGCTGGCAGCGACGATCGGAACCTTCGTTGCGGCGGCGATTCAGGGCTACCAAGAGTCGATTAACCTGCAGCGCGCGATCGTTGTCACCGGCAACTATGCCGGGATCACCGCGTCGCAGTTTGAGACGGCTGCGGCGCGCATTCAGTCGGCGACTGGTGCTACGGCCGGGGCCGCGCGCGAGTTCATGACAGCGTCGGTCGGTGGAGGTCAGTTCGGACCGGCGTCGGTGGAGGCTGCCGCGACCGCGATGGCGCAACTGCAGCGGCTGACCGGGCAGTCGTCCGAGGAGATCGTCAAGCTGTTCGCCAATATGCGCGACGGCGTGGCGAAGTGGGCTGCTGAAGCAAACAAGGCGTACAACTTCCTGACCATTGATCAGTTCCGCTACATCAAGGGGCTCGAGGAGGCCGGGCAGAAAGAGGCTGCGCTGCGAGCCACGCTGGACGCGCTGAATCAGTCGCTGCAGGGGCGAACCGTGCAGCTGGGGTACCTCGAGACGGCATGGAAGTCCGTGACCGGCGCCGCGAAATCAGCATGGAATGCCATGCTGAACATCGGGCGCGAGGACACTCTCCAGCAGAAGCTGGACGACGCGCGCCGCCAACTGGCCGCGGTTGAATCCGGCATGAACGACAACATGCGGAAGATGTTCCCGGGCCGCGCGGCGATCATGGATCGCGAAGCGGAGCGGCTTCGCACGCTGATCGCGGACACCCAGGAACTGATGCGGATGGAGAACCGCGCAGCAGTCATGCGCGCGTCGAGTGCCGTGACCACGCAGGCCGCAATCGAACGGGAGATGTCGAAGTCGACGACGGCGCAATCGCAGAAAATCTCCGAGTTCGATCGGCTGCTGCAGCGCTACCAGGATCAGGTCGTGGCGGCGCAGAAACTATCCGTCGAGGAGCAGTTCCTCGCCGAGGTGCAATTGGGCCGATTCAAGGATCTGAGCTCGGCGCAGATCAATCGGCTGCAGATGCTGGCGCGCGAGGTCGATGCGTTGAAGGCGCAGGCGCAGCTTGAGGAGGACAAGAAGAAGCGGCTCGTCGAGCTTGAGCGCGAGCGGGAGCGGTTGCAGCGCGAGACCGATCGCGCCTACGAGTCCGAGCAGAAGCGGCTGGAGACGCTGCGTGAGAAGTACATCGAGCTCGGAGACCCGACGGAAAAGTACCGCAAGCAGCTGGAGGAGATCCAGATGCTGAACGAGCGGGGACTGCTGAGTGACCAGGAGTCCATCGCGGCGATGAACGCGCTGCGCGAGAAGGGCAAGGACACGTTCGCCGATCTGACGCGCGCGATCGAGGGATGGGGCAAAAAGGCGACGGACACGTTCATCGACTTCGCGTTCAATGGCAAGGCTTCGTTCGGCGACATGGTGTCATCGATCCTGGCCGACATCGCGCGGATCGCGGTGCAGCGCACGATTATGACCCCGCTGATGACGAGCATCTTCGGACCCGGAGGCTCTGGCGGAGGCGCTGAACTGGGCGGCTGGATAGGCTCGATGTTCGGTACCGCGGCACCGTTCGCCCGCGGGGGCGTGGTGAACCGTCCGACGCTGTTCCCGTTCGCATCGGGCGGCGGGTTTCGCACCGGGATCATGGGCGAGGCCGGGCCGGAGGCGATCATGCCGCTGCGCCGCGGGCCGGATGGGCGCCTGGGAGTGTCGGCGGCAGGTGGATCGACCAGCGTGAACGTGGTGGTGAACGCGACGACGGGCGAGCAGCAGGTCGATGGTCAGGGTCGCGCGGCGCGGCTGGGCGCGGCGATCGCGGCTGCGGTGCGCTCTGAGATCATCCAGCAGAAGCGGCCCGGCGGGCTGCTGGCAGCGGGGGCATAATGGCGACCTTCACGATCGCGCCGGACTTTTCGGCGCAGATGACCGAGACGCCGCGGGTGCTGCGCTCGCAGTTCGGCGACGGGTACGAGCAGCGGGTCGGTGATGGGATCAACCTGCGGCCGGCGAAGTGGTCGCTGCGGTTCTCGGCGCGAAGCACGACCGAGCGGGACGCGCTGCTCGCGTTCTTCCGAGCGGACAACGCGATCACGGCGTTCGACTGGACGCCGCCCGGGGGTACGGCTGGCAAGTTCGTCTGCCGTGAATGGTCGATGACGCTCGACAACGCGGCGGTCAGCACGATCTCGGCGACGTTTGAGCAGGTATTCGAGGCCTAAATATGCCTGGCACTACGCCTATGGCCGATCTCATGGCCTCCGCGCCTGGCAGCGTGGTCGAACTGTTTGAGTTGAACGCGACGAGCATCGGAGGGGCGATCAACCGATTTCACGCGGGCACGAACGAACTGCGCCAGCCGGTGACATGGCAAGGGCTGGTCTACCAGCCGATGCCGATCGAGGCTTCCGGCTTTGAGTTCACCGGGCGCGGCCAGTTCCCCCGGCCGTCTCTGCGCGTGGCGAACGTGACCGGCCTGCTCGGTGCTCTGGTTCGGTCCTACCAGGATCTGATCGGGGCGAAGGTCACCCGCCGGCGCACGCTTGTGAAGTATCTGGACGCGGTCAATTTCCCGGGCGGCGTGAACCCGGCGGCCGACCCCAATACGCACCTGCCGGACGATATCTACTACGTGGACCGCAAGTCGCTTGAGAACAAGGTGCTGATCGAGTTCGAGCTTGCCGCGGCCTGCGACGTCGCGGGCGTGCAGCTGCCGCGTCGGTACATCGTGCAGAACGTCTGTCCGTGGCTGTATCGGGGTGCGGAGTGCTCCTACACCGGCGCTTCCTACTTCGACACGAACGACCAGCCGGTCGGCTCTCCAGCGCTGGACGTCTGCGGGAAGCGGCTGTCCTCGTGCAAGGCGCGGTTCGGCCAGTACGCCGAGCTTCCGTTCGGGGGCTACCCGGCTGCGGGGCTGGTGCGATGACCTGGCGCGACGACGCCGAGCGGGATGCTCGGGACGCCTATCCGCGCGAGGCCTGCGGGCTGGTCGTGGTCGCTCGCGGGCGGGAGATCTATCACCCATGCCGAAACGTGGCGGCGGGCGTCCAGCACTTTGAGATCGACCCGGCGGACTACGCCGAGGCAGAGGATTCAGGGACGATCGTGGGCGTGTTCCACTCGCACCCTGACGGCACCGAGGCTGCCAGCGAGCCAGACCGCGTCGGCTGCGAGTCCTCTGGCGTGCCGTGGCACATACTGGCGTGGCCGGAGAACCGCTGGGGCACTATCGTGCCGTCGGGCTACGCCGCGCCGCTGATCGGCCGTGAGTTCCACCACGGCACGCTCGACTGCTACGGGCTGATCCGCGACTGGTACCGGATCGAGCGCGGTGTCGTGCTGTCGGACTTCCAGCGGCTGAACGACTGGTGGCACCAGGGCGGCGACCTGTATCGGGCGCACTTCGCCGAGGCGGGGTTCGAGGCCGGGGCGGATCTGCACCCGGGGGCGGTGCTGCTGATGCAGGTCGCTTCGCCGGTCCCGAACCACGCCGCAATCTACCTCGGGGACGATATAATCCTGCATCACCTGCACGGTCGGCTGTCGAGCCGCGACGTCTACGGCGGGTTCTGGCGAAAGGTGACCACCCATGTCCTGCGCTACGTCGGTTCGTGAGGTGCGCCTGTATGGCGAGCTCGGGCGGCGGTTCGGCCGCACGCACCAGCTGGCCGTTGGCAGCGCCGCCGAGGCCGTTCGGGCGCTGATGGCGAACTTCCCGGGCTTCGAGCGGGCGGTGCTTGAGGTGTCGAAGGGCTACCGTGTGCAGGTCGGCCGGCGCCGCCTGGGCGATGCGGACCAGTTGCGCGAGCCGAGCAGCGCGGCCGATCCGATCCGCATCGTACCGGTGATTTCCGGGGCGAAGTCTGCGCTCGGGCAGATCATCATCGGAGTGGCGCTGATCGCGACGGCGGTGTTTCTGCCGGCGGCAATCGGCACGGCGGTGCTGTTTGGGTCGACCACAGTCGCGGGCGTGATCGGGACGATCGGCTTGTCGATGGCGCTGGGTGGCGTAGCGCGGTTGCTCTCGCCCGCGCCTGGAAACAACGCGGGCAGTGGCGAGCGGCCCGAAAACAAGCCGTCCTACGTGTTCAACGGGGCGGTGAACACGACCGCGCAGGGCAACCCTGTGCCGGTGGGATACGGGCGCCTCATCGTGGGCTCTGCGGTCATCTCGGCGGGCCTGTACACTGAGGACATCGAAATATGAGCACGCGGATCGCTGGCGCTGGCGGAGGCAAGGGCCGCGCCGAGTCAATTCAGTCCGCGTCCGAGGCGCCCGATAGCTTGCGCTCGCGCGCGACGGCGAAGATCATTGACCTCATCTGCGAGGGCGAGATCGAAGGGCTGGTCGATGGCGCGAAGTCGATCTACCTGGACGACACGCCGCTGCAGGCGGCCGACGGGACGATCAACTTCCCGGGCGCGGTGGTGGAGAGCCGCAACGGCACGCAGGGGCAAGGCTACGTCCAAGGGTTTGCTGCGGTCGAGAACGCCGTTTCGATCAGCACCGAGATCAAGGCCGCAACGCCGGTCACGCGCGCGTTCACGAACCCGAATCTGAACGCTGTGCTGGTCACGATCGGCGTCCCGGCGCTGACCGAACAGATGCAGGACACCGGCAAGCTGAAGGGCGCCACGGTCACGATCGGCATCGAACTGCAGACCGGCGCCGGGTCGTTTGTTGATCTCGACCTGAACGGATTCGGGGTGATCTCCGGCAAGACGACCAGCCGGTACCAGCGCACCTACCGCGTGCCGCTGACCGGGTCCGGGCCGTGGACGATCCGCGTGCGCCGGATCACGCCGGACAGCGCATCGACGTCGCTGCAAAACAAGACCGTGCTTGACTCGGTGACCGAGGTGATCGACGCGAAGCTGCGCTACCCGAACAGCGCGCTGGTCGCGATGACGGTGGACTCGGCGCAGTTCTCGCAGATCCCGCGCCGGGCCTACGACGTCAAGCTGCTCCGGGTGCGGATCCCGTCAAACTACAACCCGACGACGCGCGCCTACACCGGCTCGTGGGACGGCACGTTCCAGATCGCGTGGACAGACAACCCGGCGTGGTGCTTCTACGACCTCATCACCAGCGACCGGTACGGCCTGGG